AGCCAATCAACAGCACACTGTTTATCCTTTTAAAACTAAAAATAAAGAAGACATTAGAAGATCTATGTCATTTAATTTGATACCAGATACAGGGTAAATGTTATTTAAAAAAATTATTTTTTGCGCTACGGATAAATCTATGGTTGATGTGTGGCCTCATCCAAAACCTGCAAACAGATTTATTCCAGATGAATATAAAAAATTAGAAAGATTTGGTAAAAATAATTTTCACAACCCTACATTAAAAACTTGCGTGCCGTTTTTAGATGCAATGACCGCTGGTTACATTATACCTTTTGATCAAGATTACGTTATAGATCCTGTAGAAAATGATTTTGCTGTAACGCCAGCTAATAAAGAACAAAGTGATTTTGGGTTTCATGCTCAAACACAATTGCCAGAAGAGTGGAGAAAAACAACTGGAGGTAACGCAGGTAAGTTTATTAATAAGTGGTTGATAAAAACACCGCCAGGATACAGTTGTTTATTTATAAAACCATTAAATAGAATGGAAACACGTTTTAATATTATCTCTGGAGTTGTTGACACTGACAATTACGTTGAGACTATAAACTTTCCTTTCATTTTAAATAAAAGAGATGAACAATTTTTAATTAAAAAAGGTGATCCGATGGTTCAGGTCATACCTTTTAAAAGAGATAGTTTCAAAATGTGGAGTGGTTTTTATGTTGAAAAACAACATTCAAAAGTTAAAAATATGTTGAGCAGTAAGTGGATGGATAGATATAAAAAAATGTTTTGGCATAAGAAAACTTTTAAATGATTTTATATGCAAACATAGATGATCTTGCATTAATAATACAAGATGTTTTACCACAAGAGTTATTTAAAAAAGTTTCTAATTATAATTATAATTCAAATGAGCTACTATCTAGTTACAAAGATTGGCAAAAAGAATTGTATGAAGATAGTAGTAAAAATAAAACTATGAGAAAAGTAGAAACTTTAAATTCGCTTGCTGTTTATGAAAAAGGTGAATTTAAACACAAAAATATTATTTTTAAAAATGTTTTAGAAACAATTATTAAATGTGAATGGTTACCATTTAAAAAAAAATCAGGCCTTACTTTAGGTTACTATGAATATGGTAAATATTCAGGTATTAACTGGCATGAAGATACAAATCATACTTTAAATTATTCTTTATATATTCACGATAAGTGGGAAAAAAATTGGGGTGGAGAGACTTTAATTGATACAGGAAGAGGGTTACCTTTAGCAGTTTTACCTGCGCCAAATCAATTAGTTGTAATTAAAAATAATGTTCCACACAAAGTGTGTCCTGTCACGGGACCGAATAAAAGAAAAGTTTTACAAATAAGAGGTTGGTTTTATAATTAGGCTTTATCAGGGTCAAAATCTTGCCAAGTTTTAGTCCAATCATAATAAGAATTAGTTGATGAATTACTAGCTACAAAATCATCAGCTGAATTACCATCTTCAACCCATTTAGCTTTTGCATTCTCTAATTCATTAGAATAATCAATGTTAGCAGATCCTATTTGATCTAATCTTGTGTCAGCCCAAGCTAATAAATCAGCTATTGTTGTAGTACCCGTTACAACATCACTTGTTGCATTTAAGTTTACATTACCTGTCATCATACCAGTGGATGCATCTTTGTTTTGAATTTCATTTTGACCAGGTAAATTATTCCACAATATACAGTGAATTGTGTCGGGTAACGCAGGCATAGAACCTCCTCTGTCTGCCCATAAAATTATTTGAGACCCATTATCTACGTTTATTATGTCTCCGTTGGTAATAACTATTTGTGTTGCCATTAAAATCTCCTAGTGTTTTATGATGTATTGAACGATTACAAAAGGTGAAAAAGAATTAGTTCCTGAAGCAGTTACGGCTCCAGTTAAAGTGGTTGTAATGTTACCAGTTAATGTTCCAGATAAAGTATGAGAGTGGTTGTGACCTGTTCCAGATCCAGCACTTCCAACTATAGCATTAGTTTGAACTGCCTGATTTCTAATATCATTTGATGCGTTACTTACTTGTTGGTTAGCTCCTGCAATAATACCAGGTTGAGCACCATGACCAGCAAAAGAAAGTGGAGCTGCACTGGATGTGTGACTATGACTTGCCAACTGAGCTGTTGTTAAAGATGTATTGGAAATAGATCCTGTAACAGTAACAGACTGGTTTGTTGCATTTGTTGCAGCTTGGTTATTAGTAACAGCTACTGTAACTGTATTAGCTCCACCTGTAGTAGCTAAGTTAGTAGTGCCACTTTTACCTTGTGGAAACTTATCTTGTAAATCTGGAACGTTAAAAGTTGTTGAACCATCACCAGATCCATAAGTTGTAGAAATTACAGCAAATAAATCTGCAAACGTAGATCTTGAAACTGCTGAACCATCACATAATAAATATCCATCTGGAGCTGTTGCTTTTGTCCAAGGCTTAATAGCCCCTACTTCACTTCTGTTTACTATATCTTGTAAGTTAGCCATAATTAATCGTTATACTTTAATCTCCAACCATTGTCACTGTCATTGTACACCAACGCAAAGCCAGAACCACTAGTTGATACTGTTAAATTAGATGCAGAACCTTGTATCTTATGACCGTTTCTATTAACAGTCAAATTGTGAGTTGCAAAAGTTCCCTCTGCATCAATAAATTTTATTTGATCACCAATGGCTGCAGAGCTTGGTAAAGTTATAGCAACTGCTCCTCCATTTGTATCAACAAAAATATTATCGCCTGCTGATGCAGTATAGTCTGATGTTTTCTTTATCCATGCCTCACCTAAACCAGCGAGTGTAAAAATATCATACCAATCAGTTCCATCCGTTGAAACTAATCTGTATTTACCATTTGAAATTGTTAATGTGTTTCCAGAAGCGCCTAATCTTGCAGTGACGTCTGCACCTCCTGCTATATTATTATAAAGTCCATAAGTTTTTTGTGTAGTTGGGAACTGCACTATGTGTGTAGTAGAAATAGTTCCAGAAAAAATTATTTGGTTTTGTCTTGCTTCGTTGTTAGCTTGAGTTTGAGGACCATCATTATTTGTTAAAGTCGTAGGTCCTGTGCCAGAGAGAGTTTTTGCATAAACACCAGCAATGGCAAATTCAAATACTTGAGAAAAGTTATTATTAGTAATAGTACCCCAAGTCCCAGAATTTTCTCCAGTAGTTTGTAGCTCTATTCTTAAACCTGTCGAAAATGTTGATGCCATTTATTCTCCTAATTTAAAATTTAATGATTATTTTAAAGTTTGTCAAAACTTTTATGCAGCCTTATGAACTTCCGTCCAAGTTATTCCGCTGTTTGAGTCATCTACTTGTGACCAGAAGGTCCCTTGTAAATCACCAGTTGCACTTGTAACAGAAACTCCTGTTATTGTAAAGCTTACATCTGTACGAATATTTAAAGTTCCAACATTAGATGTAGCAGAAACACTAGGTGCTTCATAGCTTGTCTCTTGAGTTTCTTCACCGAGGCTAGAAGTTAAGCCTACACCTGTAACAAATACAGATGTTTCGACTGTGCCAACAGCTGATGTTAAAGGGTTGCCAGTTGGGAATACAACAAATTCTGGATCTGCCTCCACTGTGCCAACGGCCGATTGCATAGCTGTTTCAGCACCAGCCACAATAGTAGTTTGTCCATCACCTGAAATAGAAAATGTTCCTATGGAGGATGTTGTCCCTAATCCTGTAACTGAAATATTTTGATCTGTTGCAGGAGACTCTTCACCTAAAGATGCAGTTAAAGCTTGACCTGTTAAAGCTTGTGAAATACCAACAGCACCCCATTGTTGATCACTCCAACCAATAGATCCACCTGTATTAATATCGGTATCACGGTTCCAGCCCGTAGTTTTTGTTACGGAAGTTGTTTCATTACCTAAAGATAAAGTAGTGCCTAATCCAGTTACAGAAATGTTTTGATCTGTTGAAAGTGTCTCTTCGCCTAAAGATGCAGTAAGTCCAATCCCTGTAAGGTTGACTTGAGCTATACCTGTAGCAACAGCAGTGCCTGCCGTAGAGGTAATTCCTATACCTGTTACTGAAATGTTTTGGTCAGTGGTAACTGTCTCAGTACCTAGAGATGACGTGAGGCCATTACCTGTAACAGATACAGGTGCTTGCTCCGACCAGGCACCACTGTTCCAAGTTTCTCGGCCCCATCCTTGGATAGAGGCCATGTTTTATCTCCTATGCTATTCTTAAAATTGCAGCAGTTGCTTCAGCGGCAGGAAACGTAATAGTAAACGTGCCAGCAGTTGAAGATTTTACACTACCAAAATCAAGAACACATACTGATGCGTTTGTAGTCAAACCAGATACAGTTGAGCTGTTATAGATAACAGCGGCTTGTGCAGAAATAGTTGCACTTGTAAATGATATGTCAGCAAAATCACATACAGCAGTATCAGTTGATAAAGTTGGTGTGACAGAGGTTAAAGATCCTCCACCCTCAGAATAAGTTCCTGAGTTTGCTACTTCATCCGATGTAGTGAAAGCAGTTGTTGATTTACTTAATGTTGCTTCGTTGTCGTATAGCGCAAGTTTAAAAGTATTCCCCGTCGTTGCCGTAAAATTGTGTAGGCCTTTCAGGATCTCCACTTTGAAACTGTTACAGACAGCTTGTGTAATTGCCATAATTATCTCCTATGGGTTCCTTGACTCGAGAGGGATACGAATAACGCCATCTCGATATTCGTCTCTACGGTCACGCCCCATCTCATATGTGGCTAAGCCCTGTACAGACTGATTATACATTTTATCGTAATATTGTATCATATCGGCCGGACCTTTCAAGTATCCAAGTGCCTCTAAAACACAACCATACAAAAGCACGTTTGGAGCATTCTGGCTGACCCAATTTGAAGTTGTCGTACTGGATAAGACAGGTGGCTTGTACGTGTATGCGAGCTCTACAGTTAATGCAGCGTTCGGGGTTGGTGCCAACATATGAGTATCATCATCATAAACAGCATAATACTTGGGAGTACCTGCTCCTGTTGATGTCCTATTTGGCGCAAATTCATTCATAAACGAAATATCTTTTTGTATCAAGAATGTTCTATTATTAGAGCCATCAATTAATTGTATATACCTTGTTGCCTCCCAATCAGCTGGTAAAGGCAAAAAAGCATTGTTAACAGTTAAAGTGGCTGTGTCATATCTACGATAGTAATTTAAATCTACTTGTCGTCTGAGTTTGTCTTCAGTTGATACAATAAATTGATTAATAATAGCATCTGTAAGAACATCTGAAGTAGTTTCAGTATAGTTCCTTACATTGTCTAATAAATCTGAATAATCACTCATGATGTGCTCACTGTAACATTTCCAATAAAACTCTGCAATCTTGTTTCTTTAGCCTGTGTTTTTGGCTGCATACCAACACTTGCAAACCTATTTGTATTTACTCCGATTTGACCTAAAAAAACTCTTGAATCAGCTATCTGCCCTCTTGCATTTTCTAAAGCTTGAGGGTCGTTTATAATAGGTAAAGGCTCTAATTGAGGATGTTTTTCTTCAAATTCAGATATATGAACAGTCGATCCATTCCACTCTTTTACCATTTCATTGTATGGAAAAGCCATACCTGATCTATCAGATATTCTTTGTGCAAATTTTCCAGAGGCGTACTTACCCATTATAGACTTGGTAGATAAGATTTAGGTGTAAGAAATACACTTGTTCTTTCACCATCAGTGTTAGCAGCTCTTTGAAACTCATCTTCATAAACTTGTTTCAACAATTGAATTCTATCTGGCATTTTTTTCATAGCAATATAATAAGCTAATCCGGCTGTCATACATGGAAGAAAACGAAAAGGAATTTGAGCATTATTGGTGTAATCACCCGCATCAAACATACGAACAAGAGCATAATATCGTAGAGTGTAAGTTGTATCTGCTGCAGGGTATAGAAATAGTGTTGGGTTTATCGTACGTTCAAAATAGTATTGAGTTGGTCTTCCGCTGGTTGTTTTAACTGCATAGTTTAAATAAGTTGATCTACTTATTGATGTGGCGCTAAAATCATTATTACTACTGTCCCTTATAACCACATCAGTTATGTCTACAATTTGTTGACTATCATCAGCATTTGATCCAAACAAACTTGTGCCAGTTAAACTTGTTGTATTAGCAGCAATACTTTTTTCTTGTAATTGAATTGTCCAAAGATTTAATCCTCTATTAGCCCATTCAGCTAACATAAGATTAAGAGAACGCCTTGCAGTTTGCAAATCGTATCCACTACGAACTTGCAAACCACAACGTTCATATGCTTCTTCTGCTATTTCATCGATTGATAAATCAAAGCTAGCTGTAGATGCATATGTTGGCATTATCTTCTACCTTTTTTCTTAGCGGATTTTTTCTTAGTTCTAGATCCACCTTTCATCATAGGTTTCATTTTAGTACCCATTCCGCCCATTGCAGATTTCTTTTTGGTTCTCATGCCACCCATAGCAGACTTCTTCTTTGTGCGCATACCGCCCATCGCAGATTTCTTCTTGGTTCTCATTCCACCCATTGCAGATTTCTTCTTTGTGCGCATGCCACCCATAGCTGATTTTTTCTTCATAGAGATCTCCTTATTTTGTTATAAGTTTTATATCGCGTTTTAACCACCTCATTGTAGTATTCTTTTGGCCAGCCTCTATAGTAACCAGCCTTGTGTAATTTATCAGAAGCTTCTTGTAATAGCGAGAACTTTTGTGCAAGCATCATTGAATATTGAATCTGTTCATCGTACAAATCCTCTGTTCCTGGATCTATCAAGAATGCGTGTTCGTCCTCCGTGGGTAATGCACCTGGATGAAAACCCATAAAATAGATATCGTGTCTATTATACCACTGGTTATAACTATCTATATACTCTTGAAATACATGAGTAGGGTAATTGAAATAAGGATCACAAAATATTAGTAAATCATATTTTTCTAAGTCTAAACTATTTACATGTGTATTAAGCTGAGCTTTATACTGTTTAAATTTGGGTTTAATTTCTATTAAAACTTTTTTATCTCTCCAAGATTTTTTTGCAAACGGACACGCAGGCATGCCGTTTAAATGTTGATTAGGAACTTCTAATTGTAATTTAGACCACTCTCTAACGTCATCTTTTATTCTTTTTTCTAATTGCATCTTTACCTTTTCTAAAAATACTAGCTACTTGTGATTTACCCATGACCTTTGCTCTTTGTTCTCCAACAGTTAAAATTTGAATTTTTCTAGCAAACGGCTTATTAATTTTTTTGACTTTTGCAACTGTCCTTCTGGCGTCAGCAGGAGTAGCAAACTTAATACCCACAGTATCACGAGGATTTTCATCAGTATATAATCTCCTACCACTACCTTTTGGTTTTTTGCCAGTTCCTTTTTTAGGATCTTTAGAAGACACCCCTAAACCCAAATCCTTTTACTGCTGCACCAGCTCTTCTTGTATCTAACCCATTCATTGCAAATGTTTTTACATTAGTAGGTTTACCGCCAACTCCTTGAGCTTTACTTCTTTTACGCTTGACTGCAGATCTTCTTTGACTCTCTGACATTCTATTTGCTTTTGCTAATGGAACACATTTAGGATACTTTCTTTTTGCATCCTTTTTTTGTTTTGACCTTCCACACTTTTCAAAGCCACCGCCTTTTTTCTTTGATCCAATATCAACCCATTTTTGGTCAAACCACTTTTTTAATCCTGATTTAGCCATCAGCTTAATTTAGTTTGTTTTCTACTCTTATCTCTTACAGCTCCACATCCAGCAGCAATTATTGTATTAACACCTTCTTTAGCCATCACTTTTCTTGCATTAGATACTAACTTTCTTCTCTGTGAAGTTCTATTACCATCTGCATTAGGTTTTGGCCCTCTGAAATCTTTTCTTTTAACACCACTTGGATCTTTCACCTTACCCGCGCAAACTTTGGAAGCATAGGCGTTTGCATAAGCACTAGGGTAAACTTTAAATTTACGTTTAGCTGCGGCCTTACCTCTTGGACATAATTTAGTCATTATCTTTTCCTCGCAGTTTGTGCCGCTCTTTTGAAATTAGCTGCAGTGGGAGCACCCTTTGCGCCTTTTTTTCTCATTTTACCACCACGTTTTCTTTTAGCATGAATATTAGCATACAAACCTTTTTTCATCCTTGACCTCTATATTTAACGTACTGACGTCTTTTGTTTTTATTCTTCGGCCTACTGCGTGAAGAACGCCCTATACTAGTTCTTTTTTTAACTGGTGTAAAGTATTCGTTATTAGGCGATTTAGCCATAAATATTTCTTTCAAGATAATCGTACATCGTAAGACAATTTTCAGCTAAATCCTTAAACATTTTTTTTCTAGTTTCAAAGCCCTCTAGTTTATGACGCCAAGTTTCTTCCCAAAATTTAAGGTCACTATTAGCGTCTTTATACATTAATTCCTCAAATGTTATGGGAAACCAATTCATGCCAGTAGCTATGAAGGGAAAACCACCTAATGCATATTTATTACTTTCCATTTTATTTTCAAAAGCAATTTGAAAATTAGATTTGCTATCAATAAATTTTTCTTCAATTGGATATCTTCTATTCTGTATGTCTCTCCAGTATTTTGTGTCAGTTCTATTTGTCAAATTATAGTGTAAAGCTACAAATTCAGCAAAAGCCCTAAACTCTCTTCGGCAAGCTAAATTAAAATGATCTTTTGCAAACTGACTAACAATATTTTTTTTAAGAATTGGTATTAATTTTAAGGTAAAATCATGAATGCTTAACAGACCATTACTTTCTAAAGGTTCAATAAAACCCCCTGATAACCCTATAGCGCACACATTTTTTACCCAAAGTCTTTTATAAATCCCAATCTTTGTTTTAATTTTTCTAAAATCACAGTCATCTCTTCCTAGATAATTTTTAAATTGTTCTAAGGCAGTATCATCATCAATATACTTATTAGAAAAAACATAGCCTGTTCCTATTCTGCTCCACAAAGGCACATTCCATACCCATCCATTTTCTATAGCGGTGCAATTAGTATAATTTTTTAATTGTTCTTTTTTATTATCATAGGGCAATCTCGTAGCCCAAGCTGAATTATTAGGAAGTATATCTTCATAACTTTCAAAAGGTTCCTGTAATGTTTGACCTAATAGTAAAGATTTAAAACCTGTACAGTCTATATACAAATCAGCTTGTAGTTCTTTTTTTGTATCCATTAATAATGATTTTATTGATCCATCTTCATTTCTATTTATTTGTTCTATGTCCTCCACTAATGTCTCTCCACCCATAGGTAAAAATCTATTTTGCTCAATCCAATCAGCAAATTTAACTGCATCAAAATGATATGCTGCATGAATTTTATGATTGAAACTAGGAAAAATATTTTTGTCAGTCATTTTATTTTGGTTAATCATTGACATGTGTGGAACCATGCAATTTGCATAATCTGTAATAGGCGTATCAGGTTTTAAAAATTTTTTGCAATACCAATCATTTGTGGTTGTTATTTGATCATCAAGAAAAACCCAACCAAAAGGATAATGAAAACCACCATCACCTTTTTCATAAAAATTTTCAAATCTAATACTTAACTTATAAGTGGCATCGCAAGCCTTCATAAAATCTTTATCCTGTATATCTAAAAACTGTAAAAAATTATTTATATTTTCACGTGTGCTTTCTCCAACACCAATCGTTGGTATAGTTCTACCTTTAATCATGGTGATTTTTTTTTCAGGAAATACTTTTTTTAAAATTGATGACACTGACACACCTGCTGTTCCAGCCCCAACAACAATTATGTTATTTATTGGTTTCATAGTCAAATTTTTACATTTGTGATAAAGGATTTTCTAATGCGAGTTTTATTCTTTTCTCCACCTTTTCTTCTAATTCAGTCATGGCTGATTCCAACTTATCCGTTAATAATCGCATGTCTTCCTGAATGTCCTTCGTGGTATCTCTTAACTCCGAGCTGGTTTCTCTCGAATCTTCTTTAACCATTTGTTCTACATCATTAACAACTTTTTCAATACGTCTTACATCTTGTCTAAGGTCGTTTTTCAGTTCATTGGCAACATCACTCACTAAACGGATTTCCGACATGATCATTTCCATCTCTTGCATAATCATGTTTACTTCTGTTTGTATTAAATCAGTTTTACTATTTAATTCTTCTTTTGTAAGTGCAATCTCTTTATCAAAACCAGATAGATCTGGCGCTACATACTCTTGTATCTGTTCTTTCATCGTTAGGTAATCTTTGTAAAATTCAAAACCACCCCACAGTCCACCACCTAGTGTGGTTAGTGCTGTGATGATAACAAAGATCTTCCCGCCTTTAAACTTAAAACCCGCAAATTCTACTTCTGCCATTGTAACTCTATCATATCATTCATCATACCATCACTACCCCCAAATAGATACCATTGTGCAATATTGTTATTTTCTATTTTAGTATCTGGTATCATGTAGTCTGTAAAGAAATCTAATCTATCTTCTAATTGTTTTTGTGATTCAAAGAAGGTTTTTGTGTCTCCTAATACTTGCATTACAATCAAAGTTTTTAACTGATTTGATGAATCATATCTACCCTTATCACCCATCTTCTTTACAATTTTCTTTGCAGCTTTCTCTTTTTTAGACTCAGGTTTCTTTACTGGTTCCTTATCGGTTTCACCCTTATCTTCTGGTTCTTCCATATCTTCTGATTTGTCCTCATCTGTCTCAGTCTCCTGAACGCTTTCTTTCTCCTCTGGCTCCTCTGCCACATCCTCATTATTTTCTTCAGAAGAATCCTCCACAGGCTCTGGCTCAGTTTCAGGTTCTGGTTCTGGTTCATTTACTGGTTCCTCCATCTCTGGTTCACT